GGATAGTGAGTGAAGTGCATAAGCTTGCGCTTCTTGGTGTCTTCTTCCTTCCAGTTCCGGCGGATCGACAGGATGGTCTTGGACGTCTTATCAATCGTAATCACATATGGGCGTGCTACCCCATCTTTATCGTCAAATGGTTCCGGTAGGTCGATGTCGACGTGCATCTCAAGCAGCGTGCGCCGCGAGTCGTCATCGTATGGTACATCTTCGCCAGCCAGCTCGTTGTACTTTTCCTCGATGTCCGTCAGGTCTTTTTCTGGGTCAGGTAGATCGACGTCCCGGTAGAACTCGACCACCTGTAGCTCACGAACTTCGTTCTCCGTCTTCTTCATCACGTGCGTATATCGTGGGCAGATTCGCAAGTTTGACGCGCCGTAAGACACAACGAAGTCTTCGGCCGGAACAAAAATGGACGTGGGGCGCTCGTAGATCGGATCGTAGTATGTCTTCTTGAACGCAGAGCCGGCCAGCGGAAGGCGGAACAACATCTGCTCCAGCTCGTCGCGGTACTCGGACATCTCTTCTGTGATCAGGTAGTTCATCTCATCTTGGACGCGCTGGGCTTGCGCCGCCTTCTCTGGCGTCAGCTTACCCATGATCTTTGTGCGGACGGGCCCCGACGCGGGCATCAGCTCACCCATAGCCTGCGCTTGGAATCGCACAACGGCCTCGGTCAGCATTGGGTGATACACGCCAGATGCGCCGGGCCAAGGCTGGGTGCGATCCTCGATCTTAAGTCCAAGGAGGTCTAGACCCTTAGTATATGCGGATGCCCAGTCTTTACGGCTCTCACGGTCAGACAAGAATGAATCTATGAGATCACTGGCAATGCTCTCCAGCTCGTCTTCGTCAATGTGCTCAGCAAGGTTTGAGTCGTGCTCGACGGGAGATTCTCCCTCACCGTCATCTTCACCATCACCAAAGTCTACGGTGACTTCACCACTCTCGATGTCTACTTCGATTGTTGGGTCTTCATCTGTGGCGATGATCATCTCCACATCAGGCTCATCCTGTGGGCCCATATCAAACGGAGTCATTACTTTTTCAATGGCCATGGCCTATCCCCTACGAGGTTTGGCTTAGTATAGCACTAAATCACGGCAATAATAGGGGGGAGTTGCAGGCGACACAGGGAGGAGATGTCGCCTGCGTTCCCGACGGAAGGGAGACGCACCGTCGGTAACTAGGAAGGTCTACGACCACCACTTTTTGAGGTGCCCGTAGGTACAAAACGAGGGCCAGTCGTTGTTGACTGTGGTGCATACGGAGTAACTCGGCCGCTTTTGCTCACGCCAGTAACCTTGGGGGCAGGCGCGGTTGGACTTCCAGCAGGGCCTCTTGCAGCTGGTACTCTAGGCATAATAGGAGCATTTTGTGCAGTGATTCTGCGTGGTGCCGCAGGGGTAGCTGGTGCTGCCGGGCGCGCTTTGGCTTTAGGTTTTGCTGGTGCCGCAGCTGGGGCGGACTTGAAATTAAAATCGCGGGTCTTTGTAGGGTTGCCCTTACCGTCCTTGATAATCTTACCGTTTTTGTCCTTAGCGGAGACCCAAACGAAGTCTACACCTTCCTTGTATTCCCGTGCCATACCGGCCTCCTATGTGTTGCTGCAACTATAGTACAAAAAAATCTTAGTAGTAGTCAACCTTCCGTCTATAGGGTATCTCTTCGTCGCGCTCATCCGTCGGCAGCCGTATGAATCCCCCTTGGCGGAACCGCATCAGTGCCATGATCGTGGTATCGACTTGGTCGTCGTTTGACGCGAACGGGAATCCCGCTACTTCCTCGACCAGCTCCTCGGCCCAGCGCTTTGCCGGAATCCACACGAGCCCCGACGAGATTATGTCTGACACGGAGTTGAGGCGTGCCATCTTACTGTTCGGGTTGTTTATCGAACCGCGGACAGGTGTGTACTCCTGCACCATAACCCCAGCACGCCGCATTTCTTGGTAGAGTGCCGTACCGGAGCTCTTCTTCTCGACGATGAACGCATCGGGCTCCCACTCCTTGTACTCTTCCATCGACATGGCTTTGAGCTCTGGAAACTCCATGCGCTGCTTGATGGCGTTGAGCAGGATGATCTGGTGCATATCCTCCTCGTGATTGAAGAACACGCCCCACGTCGTCAGCGATGTAAAGTCAGCTCGGTTGTTTGCTTCGGCTGCGGCGTCCAGTGCCATTATGAGATACTCTACAGCTGGCGGGTCATCGTCTGGCCATATTCTCCACCAGTCGCGCTTGATTATCGCCGCCTCTTCACCTGTGGGATTCTGCTGATACTGTGCGTTCCACTGGAACACGGGCATGCTGGCCTTTGTGCGCAGCAGAGCAGTTAGATCGAAGAACTCCGGCCAGAGGGCCCTCTGCACAATCTCGCCCGTGTCCTTGTCCTCTACCTCGAGGATGGCTGGGAACTCAATCACCTCGTACTGGTCAGAGTCCTCGTTGTTGGCCATGTCCTTGATGAGACGTCCTGTCAGGTCGTCAGAATGCCATCTGGTATTATGGCTAACTATAGCGTTGGCAATGAAGTTTTCAGTGTCTTCGACTTGTATATCGAATACCTCTTCCTCCCCATCAGAGGTTATGCTTATGATCTCTGAGGTACTGAATTGCCCTTTCAAGTATTTCTTCTGTTGCCCCGTATCCGACAATGAGGTTGCACGGGTTGCAAAGCAGCGCGCGAACGTTTGAAGAGTCATGGCAATGATCGACAGCCAGCTTCCCTTTCCAGTTAGGTGGGGTGTTGTCGGGCCCCGGCGGACGACCACAGATCGCGCATTTTCCACCTTGCGCATCCCACATCTGGTTGTACTCAGCAAGAGTGATCCCGTAGCGATGCTTGAGATGGGCGTCTCGGTTCCCTTCGGCCGAACGATGTCTCCTGCCAGCAGCCCACTCAGCCTTGTTATAATGGGATACACACATCCCAGCAGTCTTTGCGGGAAGCTCACAGCCTGCAACTGAACAAGTCTGTCCTCGGTGTTTACCCCAATGGTTCGGCCCAAGTCTTGGTGCGTTTGGATGCTTTCGGTGCCACGAGTCAGAGGCTTGACAAGGGGCGCACTTACTGGGTTTTGTTTTTGCGCGCGAAGGGCGGGTGCATCCCTCAACGATACAAATAAATCCCCCACCTTCAGGTCTTTCACTTTTATCCATTTTTGTTCTCCTTCGCGGTACACAAGAAACGGATGCCTCTCGTTTGCTCGGACAACTTTACCACAAGTCATACGGATTGCATAGATACAATCAATACCTTGTGACGCCCAGTTCAGCACTTTTCTGCTAACTAGCGCTCCATCTTTGTATGAGGCCACCATATCCCCGGGGCGGATATCTCGAAGCGGTTTTTCCAAGCCACATGCCATTAAAACCGGAGTTTCTCCCGTCATACAGTGTACGATAGCCACTCTACCGCCGGGCATCAGACGTGTCCGGGCGCCGTACGCGAACCACTGGTAGGCTTTCTCGAATGCCGTGAAGTTACCGTTCAGGATGTCCTGTTCGGAGTGTGGGTCGTCGACGAGGAGCAAGTCAGCACCACGGCCCGCGAGTGCCGAACCCACGCCAGCTGCATAGAACTCGCACCCCGTTGTGGTGTTCCACCGACCCGCGGATTTAGAATCAGCGGCGAGCGCCGTGCCCGGAAATATGTCCCCATAGGCCGCAGAATCTATCGAATTTCGCACTTTTCGGCCAAAATCCACAGCCAAATCGGTGGTGTGGGACACCAACATGACCTTCTTTCCGGGGTTCCGGCCGATAAACCAAGCCGGAAAATAGGTCGAAACAAGCTGAGATTTGCCGTGTCTAGGCGGAATATTGACTGCAATACGGTCTTTATCGCCCGCTTCGATGGCCATAAGCTGGTCTGCGAGGATGCGGTGGTGCTTACCAACCTTGTAGTTGGCGTCCATATACTGACAGAAGGCGATCAGGTCGTCCCGTGCCGCTTGGAGAGTCGCGCGCCTATCCAACTCCTCGAGCATCTTCTCGACTTCAAGCAGCTCTAGCTCACTGAGAGTGTCCACGCTCTGCAGTAGAAGCTCCAGCTCTTCGCGCGTGAAGTCTTCACTCATCTACGTCTACCTCTTCCCCCATGCGCTTGGTTACAAGACCATAAACAATGTCCAGCTTGTCCTTGAACCACTCGCGCTGCTCCGGTGTTTCCACCTTAGACCACACGCTTACTGTTCCACCATCTTTGAACACGATCACCGCGGCGGCGTCTTTCTCCTTGGCATAACTGACCAACTGCATCTGTGCGAACTCGACGCTTCCGTTAGAGGAGATATCCCGTATGGGCCCAATGTCTCCGTCTTCACCTTCCCAGCGCGTGGTATTGTCTGGGTTATACCAACCGCCATCTGGCGACTCGGTTACTGACTCGCATACCGGGCAGCGTACCGTTCCATCGGACAACAACTCGAATGTGCTACACCCGCACTGGCACACCCAAATGTGCGGTTCTGCCTTTGGGCTTTCTCCCGCCTTCGGCCGGAAGTCTACGACTGTACCCTTGCTCATTCCTCGCTCCCTTCTTGGTTTACTTCGTAGAAGTCTGCGTCCTCAGTCGGCGTCACGTCGATCATCTTCTCGAGCTTGCGGCGCAGTCGGGCCCGTAGGTCGTCGCTTGTCTGGTGCGTGATTGTAATCTCCTGTTTTTCGGAGAAAAGACCTACATCTGATACCTTACCAAGCAGCTCCAGCGCCTTCACGCGGATGCGTGCATCTGGATTCTCGGTCTCCTGAATGAGTTTATTGACCACCATATGCCGCACTTGTGCAGCTTCTTGTACAATCTTGTGGCCGTAGTCGTTGAGAATTTTCTCTGTGAGTACGAGAGCTGCAGAGATCTTCTTGGTTATG